CTCTGTATCTGGTCTAGAAGATGTTGTTATTTTAATATCATAAGTTAAATTTAACTCCATGATTTCATCGAGTATTTTAGATCTATTTTCTGATGAAACCTCATCAAACCCATCTAAGAAAAGCGAAAGCTTATTTGCCCCAAGAATTTCTTTAACTACATCTAGGCTTGAATCCACTCCGATGGATTTTAAAATCTTCATTATCGCGTGTAAAATACCGTTTTGTTCGGCATTCCTTAATTCGATAAAAATTGGAAGTTTGTCTCCATACATAATTGATTGCATGAATGACTTCCTAAGAATCGTACTTTTCCCTTGACCTGCGATACCTATTAAATTTGTTAACTTATTATCGAAAGATATAAAAGAATCATCAATTTTCAAACCAGATTGCACAGGAGGAAAATCACGTTCTAAGTCAAATTCAGAACCCATATCACAAACAGTTAATGGATAATATATATCATTTAAAAAAACATCAGCTTCGTTGCTGTGAATTGTTCTTATTCTGTTTACTAAACAAACGTGCTTAGTAAGATAATTTATAAATCCCTCTGAGCTATCTAAATGTCTTAGCGCCTTTCTTCCTGCTAAATACCCCCCACCCCATCCCTTTATCGCCCTTGAGACCATCTCTTTAGTAGCAGCTGTTACTCCCGCCTTTGCCATTGCCGTAAGTAAAACTTCCACACTCATACGTCCTCCTTGAGATAAATAATCATTATTTGATTAAAAAATACAATCAGATATTACGTTACATTCCTTAATGATTTCAATAGGTAGCAGGTCTATTATAATGTGATGGGTCAAGCAAACTGATAATTTTTGACGTTGTAATATGCAAAGTTAGTAACACTGGATAAATGTTCACCAGCATAAATTTCAAACTAATTGTTATAGAATTCTCTAGCTGATTGATAAGTACATCTAGCTTTAACTGATTTGTCACTACCTTTTGAAGGGCTTTGATTCTGATGAATGGTTTTGAATAAAACAGGTTGAAGCAACTGTAACTTAGAGCGCGTTCTGCCTAAAATCCCCACTGGCGCTGCCGGTGGGTGACAACTTTTGACAATTCATTCTGAACGCCAGCGTCCGGGCAAACCAGAACAGCGATCTGAAAGAGGCTCGAGGATGGTTGCAAAGGGGAGTGCTTAACACCTCCCCTCCCCGAGTTCGTGTACCTGAAGTTTTCTGAAGCGGTAGCGGTTCACACTTTCCCCCTGGTTTTCCCTAGTAAGGCATAACAAACCATAACAGGCTGACACCTGCCCTGCTTCGCATCAGTATTAACAAAAGTTAACAGCCAAGGCTCAACAAATCTCAACGCCAGCCCTTTACACTTCTGCTGTAGCTGCTGTTCGTAGGCGTCAGGATCCGTTAGGTTGGGTTGACACTTTTCCCAGTTTCTCGCGAAAAAGTGTCAAGTTTGAGGGGCTGGGGGGTTTACAGTTTTTCGCCGTCCAGCAGGCAGAGTGACATTAAACCAGTTTTGTTCCAGTCATCCAGCGTATCGGGGTGCATTGTGGCAACGTAAGCCAGCTCAGAACGAAGAAACCGTAAAGCGCCTACTGCACGGTCTTTGCCATAGAAGCTGTGGGTTTCTTCATCCAGCCGGAAGAGAATCAGCAGTTGTTCATCGGGCTCGTGCTGAACATCAAAACCCAGCTCAGCGGCTGCGGCCTCTATTCGCTGGCCAGCATCAATATCAGCCGGCAGCTCTTTCCCGCCGTCATGCCCCCATACCCACGCGGCGGCCTGCGCCCACGTCATTGCATTGTGATGAGCACCAGCACCAGCACCAGCACCAGCACCAGCACCAGCACCAGCACCAGCAGAATTTTGTTTAGCCTGAGATGCTTCGACATCCACTTTATCGCCTGAAATTACAATTTCACCGCGGGCTATCCAGCCGTAAACAGTTTGCCGGCTGACGCCCATATGCCTGGCGTAGGCTGATTTACTTAATAGCATCATGATGTTTCCCTCCGGGCAGAAAAAAGCCGCCCTCAGGCGGCCTGCTTCTCTTCTGAATGTGTCTGCCGCTGGCTGCCTTTGAGCATCGCGCTGACATGTTCGCTTAACTGATCAAGGCCGGTCATGCGGGGCAGAACTTCTGATGGATCGTCGTTCTTCCCGTAAACGAGATTGTTATACCAGGTTCGGACAGCTGTAATTTGTGCGACGTCCTTCCTTACCGCGTCGACCAGATCGGCAACCGCGTTAATCACCTGCCCGTTCTCTGATGCAATACGGGTGAAGCCGAGACGTTTTAGCTGTTCCGTATCGAGTCCCGAACACACAGCGTGCGCCCTCAGTAAGGCGTCCGCCAGCTCCTGATGCTTTCCACTGTGCATCGACAGCAGCATTTTTTCCTGGCTGCGGCGATCCAGTCGGGCGAATGCCTGGCGCATTTCGCTGTCACGCATGAATCCCTGAACATCATCAGATGCCAGTGGATTAACCGGAGCGAGCTTGTTCTTCAGATAATCGAGAATGTTTGCGGCCTGCTCGCTTACGGCTGCGACGCCGCGGGTAAAGTCTTTGAGCGTGTCCGGGTTCCGGGCTTCACCTGCCCTGCGGTTTTTTGCCTGTTCGTTCAGATCCGGATCGTTGCGGATAACGTCCAGCAAATCCGCCTCAGCTTCGGCCTGCTGCGCCGTTGTCCTCAGGCTGGTGAGTTCGCCCGCCATACCACGGAATAAAGCGGCCATCTGAGTATTTGGCGCAACAACCTTACCGGCATAACCTGCCAGCTCGATACTGTGTTTCCCTATTTTGATTGAGTAGCTCACTGGCCAGCCTCCATTTTCGATAGCCCTGCATCAAATACCTTGCGCGCAACAGCATGGATAGACGGCGCGATCCCCATGCCCGACTTCTGGCGTTCCCTCTCCTGAATGGTTTTCAGGGCCTGAATCTGCTCACCGTTCAGCAAAACGGGCTTAACGTTAACCTTGCTCATGATGCCCCCTGTAATAGCAATCGTTAAAATTCCATAAATCGCAACAATCGAATAATCAATTGCGATTTATGAAACGATGTTAATGAAATTGCAGGGGTGTACAACGCGAAAAAAGCGGATGCGTTTTAAAGAATTTGCCCCCAAGGTGTTCATGGTGTTCATAAAGGCGATAAATTACATACAAAACAATAAATTAACCTATGAACACCGGTCTACATACAGGGGTTACAAGTGTTCATGGTGTTCATATTTCTGTTTACTTTATGAGCACAGAGCTAAAGTGACCTATGAACACTATGAATACCCTATGAATACCTTACACAAAGGTGTTCATAGTCAATCTTATTGATTTAATTGAACTTTAACCAATCAATGAACACTATGAACACCTTTCGCCATATTTAGCTAAACATTCATCTTTTTTCCTCAGCTAACGGGTGCGCTTGCGGCAGCCAGTCCTCCGCACTCTCTGAAAGTTCGACGTTCGTCACCACGCCGCGGGTCTTTCTCTCCTTGCGGTACTCGTGATTAAACTCCCGCATGGCGCTTTCCATTCCCTCAGAGAATTTATTCAGCGTCAGCGGCTTCTCGAAACCGTTCGCCTCAAGAAACTTCAGATAAGCGTGATAGAGGTACATGCGGGGGCGATGAGGCGGGTTACGGTTACCCACCAGCATTCCCACGCAATCAGCCAGGCGCTCCAGATGCGCGCAGAAGGCATATAGCGGATCCGTTTTCTGCTTTACCTCCAGTGCTTCTTCGCTGTTCCGTTGCTCCAGCAGCAGCGCCCGCGCTTTTTCTGGATCCGCAAAGTTCGCCAGCAGCCGGCGAACAACCACCGGAATTTCAGCGGATATCTTTTCTGCCAGGTCGGGATCTTTATCCTCTTCGCTGACGCGCCGGTTAAACTGGAAAATTACGCGGCGCCGGGACACGCCACCGGCACGTTCGGTGAAAATCATCGGCGTGTTGTTCGTGGCCACAACCACCGCCCGCAGAACGGCGGTGTACTGGTGTTCGTGTTTCGGGTCTATCTCCACTGCATCCCCGCCGGTTATCGCTTTTATCCCGGTGCCCTCACCTGAATATTTGGGCTGATCAGGAAGCGTTATCATGCTTTTCCCGACGAACTGCGCCCGCCCGCGCGCGCTGTCGAGCGCCGCCATGTTCCCGCTGGCGGTGTTATGCGCGCCGGCCAGCATCGTGGCGATGTGGGTAAAGACGCTTTTCCCGCTGCCGCCCTCCCCGGTTATCTCGAGGAACAGCTGCCAGTCGTACCGGTTCGCCAGCACCATAAAGAGCGCTGCAGCGATGCGCTGCATCTTAATTGCGTCTCTATCTGATGCGTAACTTAGCCACTTATGGAAGTTCGGCGCGTGGTCGCGGAGGTTTTCGCCCGGCACCGCCGGCGTGTAGGTCACGCCGTTATGGTTGGTCAGCCAGTTATCCTGGCTGTGTTCGGAGAAAACGCCGGTTTCCATATCGTAGACGCCGTTTGCAAAGGGTATCAGGCTGCGCCTCGGCTCCCCCATTACCGGGATAACGATTTTCAGGGCGTCGATAACGTTGTTGATTGCGCGCTTGCTGAAATTGGTTTTGTTCTCGTTGTAGATAGCCACCATTTCGCGGCTCAGCTCGAGCAGAGACGTTTTCTCCCAGATGCCGGCACGGTAGACGTATACGCCCTCGCTGTTTTCATGGATCGCAATGCCGGTGTAACGCGCGGCCAGTATGAGCGCCTTTTCGTTATCAGCCAGGTCGCGAAGGTTTACATCCGTCAGCGGTTTGCCAATCACCATGCTTTTGCCGGCTTCCGCATCGGCTTTCAGGCGCGGCAGCTGTGGCGTCCAGTCCTCCAGAAGCTGATAACCTTCAGAGTAGAATTGCGCGCGCTCCACGCCGGCCACCGCCAGCTTTGTCGCGAGAATGGTTATCTGCCGTTCGGTCAGATGCCCGCCACGGCAAACCCGGGCATAGAGCCGGCCATCATCCACAATCCGGATATTCTCCAGCTCCGCCAGCTGCTTTTTATCCAGCACGACCGGCGGCACGGTGTCACCAATCGGGTTCATTTCCTGCCATGCTTTGGCGAACGTCCAGGCATCAGCGCCGGCAAAGATAATTGACTCCTCCATGAGATCCGCCGGCTGCTTTTTAAGGTTTGGTGCATTCTTCATTTTCTGTTCCCTCGCTCCCTGATGATTTCCCGCATAACCCGAATTTGTTCGATGCCCTGCACCCGCATAATTCGATCGATATCTTTTTCGCCGGCGACCGGCGCGGAAGATACAAATTCAAATTCCCGCACAAGTCTTTCTGGCGTGCAAAAACACGGTGAGCTGTACCCCTCGCGGCAATATGTCACTCTGTCGAATCGGTAACTTTCGATAATTACGATATTGCCCCGACCGTCCTTCCATTTATCGCCCGGCCTGATTTCAGGGTGAGCGCGGCCACCAGCAGCTAAGCCGGAATTTTTAATCGTCATATTTTTTACCTCACGCCGCTGGCGGGATTACCTGATAACCAATTTTCCTCAGAAAGCGCGCGGCACTCTCCACCGTAAAAATGATCTCGTCGTCCATAAGGGGGCGCATCGACTGAAGACCATTTGACGTGTCCACCAGATAGCGGCCGCCGGCCGGGAAACTGAAAACGTTTTTGCCGTCGGCCCGGCGAACCAGATCGTAAACAGGAGTCATAATTTCCCCTCCCCGTTCCTTAATGACTGGCTGGCAAAACAATATCGCGCGCTATTTAATTGCTCAGATACGTGATCGGCAAAAGCGCCGGGACGGCAAAATTGGATAACCATTTTCATACAGATACCTCCATGGCCAGACGGGATTGAATGGCGGAGGCCTTACTCCCTAACTGGAGGTAAGTTCGGGTGATTGCCGGGTTACTGTGACCGAGCATTTCAGAGGCGACCAGCAAGCCCTGTTCGCCGCCGGCGGACATGAGATTAAAGGCGGCAATTTTGCGGCTGGAGTAGGCGCTCAGACGCAGACGCGTGTTTACGACGCGCGTAAACCACAGCATTACGTTGTGCAGTTTCTTCCAGATTGTCTGGCGGCTCACGCTACCTTCCAGAGACTGGCAACGGTTACTTTCAATCTGGCTGCGGGAAAATACCAGGTCGTCACCGATAAGATTGCGCTCCATGCGTTCACTCAGTCGTTTGATGATGCCCGGCGGCAGCTGTTTGGTATCATGCTTAACCTCAGCCTTTGCCACCAGCTCAAACACGATCGCCTGTTCTTCCTCCGTCATACCGGCGGCCAGCTCGTCGCAGCTCACGCTATCCCAGTGCATGTAGGCAATGTGATCGCCAGCAAGCCGGGCAGCGTCCTTACGCTGCTGGCGAACAATCTCGATCCCCTTCCGGGTCGCCCTGGCTTCTGCTGCTTTGGTCTGCTTCGCTACGATGATTGTTGCAATGCCGGTTTCCCAGTTGATGCACGAGTAACGGAAGTTGCAAACGTCGCTGGTACGCCAGCCGGTAACGGTCGCAATATCCCACCAGAGTAAAACCCAGTCCGGCTGAGTCTGCTGGATGCGTTCGCGCAGTTTGCGCTGCTCTTCCCGTTCATAAACGGGGGTCATGGTGCGGGTGCCTTTCGTGGTAGTGGCTTTTACCACGTTGCCGCGCAACTCGCGGGCTTTAGCTGTCAGGGTCTGGAGGTTAAACATGCTGCACCTCCTCAACACGAAATCGACACGCCAGAATACAGACACATCCTTCTGGCGTTTTTTCGCGGGCTTCGCGCTCGGTGGAAGCAGTAACATTGACGATCTGATTTGTGAATTCACCCAGGGTGAGAAAACGCCATGTAAATTCAGGGCGTGTTTGGGTAGACTTAGTGCAAGCCATAATGTTACCTCAACTAACGTTTTGGTTAGACGCCCCGGTACTGCTCCAACAGTCTGGGGCGTTGTCTTTTCAATGTACGCCGTGCTAACGTACGTACATAACAAAAACCATACTATGAGGTTATGTACGTACGTGTCAACTGCAAAACGAGATAAAACACCTAAGGGTGAGGGCTGGTCGCCTACTTTCCAGATTCGAATTAATCCAGAACTGCGCCAGCAATTGAATGAAGCAGCTGAGCGCGCAGGTATGAGCCTTGGTAATTGGATGAAGGAACTTGCCCGCGCTGAGCTCCGTAAACAAGGCATAGAGCCTAAAGGCTGATCCATCAGCCTTTGAGCCGGGTAATAATCCCGGCTTCTTCCTGCCTTTTTAATCATCGCTATTTTCCTTCAGTAACTCGGGTTGATACTTACGCCACAGCTGAATCTCCTCTTGTTCAAGAGCTTCTTTTGCCCCCTTACACTGCTGCAACTTATACCCGCGTTTGCTGGCCTCCTGCTGATAAGCCGCCATGCGCCGGCTAAAATCGTTCAGGAACGCGAACGGCACACCATAAGAGCCAGTCTTGCGGATAGAAGGGATAACCTCGCGAAATACCCAATTACTGAAACGATGGGCGAATGTGCCCGGCGTAATAGCTTTACGGCTGCGGGCGATCAGCTTGTAGAAACCAGATTCAGAGACAGCGCTATGATTTGGGTTCCCGCGAATACCGTAAGTTAAAGTTACGGTATTTCTCTCGTCATCATCCAGAGCCTGCAACGCCATGCGTGAATTGGATAGTTCCAGCGCCGCGCAAACATCTTTTGCAACGAACCACGGTTCACCGTTGATCTTAACAATACGGACTTTCGCGGCCTCAAATTTAATGACCGAAATATCATCGCTGCTGTTTTCAGGTTGAGCGAAACCCTGCCCGGCTAGGGCATTTTTGTTAGTCATAATAAATTTCCCGGGCTAAGTTACAGTTGAGGTTTAGTGGAAATTAATGCATCACGTTCTTCGATACGCTGGCTTATCCAATCATTAACTTCACTTTCAACAAATGCGATGGCTCGAGAACCAATCTTGACCGATTTAGGAAAGCGATTGTCTTTAAGAAGACGATAGATCCAAGCCTTGCTATATCCAGTGCGTTTTTGTACTTCAGCCAATCTGATTAAAGAGTGGGACATATTTACCTCATAACGTCTATTGTGGTGTACGAGATAAATTCAACCAGATATCAGATTAGCTGTGTGGAAGTCGGTATGATTTTAATTGGAAGTGACAACTGCGAGAATGGATCAGTTTTACAGGTTTTTTTAGAACCTGTAAAACAAGGTTTGGAAGTGCGGCGTCAGTTTTGGAAGTCTTTACTTCGAAATTTTGGAAGCGTGAAGCTCAAGAGCTTCATCTATCAACATAATCAGTGCTTTACTGGTTACATCTATACCGTCTCCATGGTCATTAATCAGTTTAGTCGCAGTCCTTGCCACCTCAGATTTGTTTAATTTGCCACCACGCAGATATTTCCCCTGACTTTTCTCGAGAGCAATTGCCATTCCGGCTATCAATTTGAGTGCTGTGTCTTTGCCAGCGAAGTTGCCCCACTGGGTGGGTTCGTGTAAATCTTCATTGCACTGCTCGGAATTTAAATCAGGGGAGTGGCTATCAATCATCCTTAAACCACTCTCAATTTCATTAGCAACCCAAGGCCAGATATCCTTTGCGAGGAAGGTTGCATTAACAATCGGAGTATCCAGAGTTATAGATTCAACATCTACTTTTAATCTGACGGCCTCAGGTAGACCATATTTATAATCAGCTAACTTGAAAGCTTGAAGTGGCTTTAATTCCTTTAGCTGAATGGCTTGTATGATGGTTTCCTTGTAAATAGATGCCTGTTCATGTCCTATATAATTCCCTTCTACTGCTTTTTGGACGCTATCAACCTTTTCAGATATTCCAGCCATAACTAAGGCTGCCTGATCCAAAGATACAATTCGCAAGCGTCCAATATGCACCGGTAAATCGAACATTACGTCACCTCACGCCCTCTATTAATTGAGCGGCTATGCCAGCCCGCAGAGGTGTACGGGTTTTCGGGGATCAGCCTAGACATAGCCTATTCTTTGTTCGTCTACCGAAGTCTACTACTGTCAATTAGCACTGTCTATACATACAGTTAAGCGCTTTTTCCAAACGTTCCATGCACTACATTTTCATCGTTTTCCAAGGCCTCCATATAGTCGGCATACCACTGGAGCATTTCGCGCCGGCCATCAAGATACTGGGCGTGGTTGTACGTTCCTCGAATAGAGTTTTTGTCGACGTGTGCCAGCTGCGTTTCTATCCACGCGGTGTTGTAGCCCTGTTCGTGCAGGATGGTACTCATGGTATGCCGGAAACCGTGCCCGGTTACTCTTCCCGCATATCCAATTCGACGTATCAAGACGTTCATCGCCATTTCGCTCATTGGTTTACTGTGCTGAATCCTACCAGGGAAAATGAACCGATAATTGCCGGTGACGAGGCGTAACTGCTCCAAGATGGCGATCGCTTGGTCGGATAAAGGGACGCAGTGAGGTCGACGCTTTTTCATGCGCGCAGGTGGTACTTCCCATAGACGCTTATCAAAATCGATTTCAATCCACTCTCCCTGGCGTAATTCGCCAGGGCGTAGGCCGGTAAGAATCTGCAAGCGCATCGCCAACTTTACAACCGAACTGCCGCTGTAAGTGTTCAGCGTACGGAAGAATTCGGGAAGTTCGTCACTGGTGAGAAAAGCGTAATGCTCTTTCTTATGAGGGGCGAACGCGCTGGCCAGATCCGGTGCCGGGTTATAATCTGCTCGACCAGTAACAATCGCGTATCTCCACACCTCCCCGCAACGCTGCCTAACCTTTCTCAACTTTTCTGTCGCTCCTCTTTCATCCAGCTTAGAAAGAACTGACATGAGCTCCATCGGTTTGATATCGGCGATAGGACGCTGCCCGATAAACGGAAATACATCAGCCTCGAAGGTTTTCATCATTTCTTCACCGTAGGATTCAGACCAACGGTCTATGCGCTTGGCGTACCATTCGCGGGCAATTGCCTCGAAGGTATTTTGATTGCGATTCAGCTTCGCCAGCTTATCTTCTTTGCGTACATCGCTGGGATTTATGCCACCAGCAACCAACCTACGGGCATCATCACGTTTGCGCCTAGCATCATTGAGAGTTACATCCGGATACGTGCCCAACGAAATCATCTTGGGCTTACCATCGAAACGGTAGCGAAAACGCCACCCTCTAGATCCGTTCGGCTCGATGAGCAGAGACAGCCCATTGCCATCGTTGAGTGTATAGGACTTCTCACGCGGCTTAGAGCGCCTGATTTCAAGGTCTGTGAGGGGCATTGTGTATAGTTCCAAAGTGTAGAGCACGAGCTATACGCATTACTATACACATGTATGTATAGATTTGAGTAGACGTTAGTTTACGTCAGAATACAGAGATACTGGCTAATGCCTTGTGATTGCTGGATTTGGTTGATTTGAGTAGACGTTAGGAGAAGTGTGTTTGGAGCGGGCGAAGGGAATCGAAACAACGTTTCATTTTTCCATAGCGCGACGGTCAGAGAATCAACATAGTAACTATTATTGATACTTGATTGCGAGATTTTAGAGGATCAGTCTCATGACAATCAAGGGCCAGGAGTATCTTTATCTTTCACCGGATGGGGTATGGCAGTTTCAGATCTACATCCCGTCTTACATGCGCCACATGTTCGGCGGTAAACGTCTGTACCGGAAAAGTACAGGTACACGGGACATTTACAAGGCGCGTCACTTTCGCAATCACATGCTGGTAGAGTGGAACAACCTGAAAGAACAGTTCAAGCCGGATACAGAGGACAAACGCATCCAAGTTGCGATCACGTCCCTGCACACTCAGATCAGAAAGAACAAAAATAAGCCACTTATTGAAGAGCGAGCCAGTTCTATTCCTAACCTGTGCCTATTACGTGATGAATACGCAACTGCCTACCAGGATCGGAGGTCATTCTCCACTCTCAGCAAATCAGCACGGGCTGTGGAGGTGTTTCTCCAGAGTATCGGGAAAGTTGACATCAGTTTGGATCAGATAGGACGGCGGCTTGTTACAGACTTCATCGAAGAACAGCAGAAACGCGACGTAGCACCCCAGACGGTGCAAAACTGGCTTACTTCATTGGGGAGCCTCTACGAGTTCGCCAAACGTCGCTACGATGCTATAGCGCCCCTCAATCCGTTTCACGGCCACCAGTTGGAGGCAAGGCGCACGATAGAAAGTTATCAGCCGTTTGAGTGGCATCAGCTATCTACCCTGCTCAACGAAGCAGACGAAGAACTACGCGCCGTTATTCTGATCGGCTTGTTCTCTGGTGCAAGGCTGGACGAAATAGCCAGCTTGAAGAAAGAAGAGATTGTTATGGTGGAAGGGATACGGACTTTCTTCGTTAGCAAATCCAAGACGAAGGCAGGAATTAGGCACATTCCTATCCACGCTTTTCTGATCGGCATGGTGGATTATTATCTGAGTTTGAACACTGGAGATTACCTGTTACCACAGGCTAATAAGATTGAACGCAAAGACGGGAAAAAGGGGCCGTTCTATTCCCAGGCATTCACCCGCTTACGCCGTCGCGTAGTGCCTTTGGCTACAGATCGTCAATGCTTTCATAGTTTGAGGGGGCATTTTATCACCTGCCTTGACCGTGCCGGAGTTCCCGAACAGCGTATCGGGTATCTCACAGGCCACTCTTCACAAGCCGCTGCCACAGAAGCATTCAAAACATACAGCGCGGGATGTTCTATGAAAGAACTTTCCGACTATGTGGAAATGGTGGACTATCCAGAGATCATCTTCCCAGAAATGAAAAAAGGGGCATAAGCCCCTTATTTTTTAAACTCCGTAGTAACGGTGTCAGATTCAGTTTTCTTAGGTGCATTGTTCACTACCTTCTGCTTAACAGTCCCGCCTACAGATTTATTTCCCTGCGTTTTAGTAGCAATTACATTAACTGTAGCTTTGCTAACAAGTCTGATCTGTTCAAATTCAAGATCGAATTGCATAGCAAATTCAGATTTATAATCGTAACTGATACCGGAGAGAATGACATTCTCATACACTTTGTGCTCTGTCACTAATGTAATAGGCTGACGACTATCAAAGATTTTATCAAGATACTGGATAGCCTGAGAAATACGAGTACCATTAACGCCAGCACTGTATAATAAATCTTTCTCAAGCCTTACCGGAGTTTCGGTAATAATCCCAGATAGCTTGAATGTATTATTCTTAATCTGAACGTGATCGCTCACCTCTGCCCCGCTCTCAACGGGATAGCTTGTTATGTCTGCCTGTCTGCGTATTCCCGTATCCGTCACGGCATCAAATACAATTGCCTGATAGTTCTGAATGTAGCTATCAGAAGCTGGATTGTAAACAGAAGCAAGAATCGTGAATCCGTTTTCACCTTTATTACGTGTAGCACTGCTGTTATTACTATTTGAGGTTGAATTGATTCGGGAAGAATCGCCCCCGATTGTTAAACTACCTGGTGTTGCCATTTTATTTTATTCCTTACGAAGAGGGGCAATTAGCCCCCCGTCCCTTGTCCAGATGAAACAGCCAGCACCATACGCTGATTGTTAGCATTGATACGCTGATCAACGGTAGCATTCAGCATGTTTCCGAATGTCGGATCAGGAGAAATAGTTAGATGGATAAGCCCTTCCGGTAGATTATTTTGTAATAGCACTGGCTGCACCACTGTATTATTAACTGGCGGTGTCGCAGTAGCCGCTGCGGATTGTTTTAACATCGAGACAGGAGAATAATCACCGTTGGCGCTCTGAGCGTAACTGCTAACATCCTGCGCCCCGCTTGTACCGTTCCACCATTCACGCATTGTGTCGAATACATTATGCTCATGTGTGCCGTCTGCTTTAGGCTGGCTGGCTCCGTAGGCGTTAGCTACAGCATTATCACCAGGCTGTGCAGGTGCTGACGTTGTGCCGTAATGCTGGCTCACCGCCTCTTTAGTAGTGTTGTCACCGTTCAGGAGATTCAGCTTACTAGTGATCCAGTTGGTTAGCTTCATCAAGCCGGATACAAGATCACCGGCTGCTGCCCCTGCTCCCTTGAAGAAGGGTAACGCCTCCTGCATAGCTTCCTTCCACTCTTTAACCGTCGCAGGGTCGAGAGACTCCATGAAGCCTTCGAAGAATGCCAGCTTCTGGCTATCGGAGAGAATGCTAAGTTCCTGATTGAATTTGCGGTACGCTACAAGTTGATCTTGCTGCTCCTGGTTCAACCATTGACCGTTACGCTTGAGCACGTCCACCTGATCAGTGAGTGCCTTACCTTGATTGCGGAAAGCACCCACATACAAACCCATGTCATCACCAAGCTGTTCCAAAGATGCGAGGATTTGCTCAGAGGATTTCCCTTGTTTTTCCAGGGTGTTAACATAGGCAGAGGTAAAGCCCATCGGGCTTGTTTGGTATCGGCGTAAATCGTCCATCGTGAATCCGGCAGTGTTCACTGCTGACAGAATCCCCTGATCACCACCTTTGTATTGACCAGATTTCTTATCGTATTTAGCCTCATTGAGAGTTTGACCGATGCGATCCTGAATATCCTTATAATTATCAAGGAGTTTTCTCATTCCCTGCAAGCCCATACCGGAATCAATCCCGTTAGCCGTCGCATACTGGCTTTGTGCTTGTAGCGCGTTGTAATCAACGTTCCCTAATCTGGCACGCTGTACAATCTCGCTACGCTCTTCCTGGGCTGTTACAGCATCTTTCCCCCAGGAATAAGCACCGTAAGCCGCCGCACCAATGCCAGCGCCAGCAAGCGCACCAGTGCCTAATCCCATCAATCCGCCTGTAATCGCTCCAGAGCCGCCAGCGGGAGCCGTAGCGCCTCGTTTAGCTGCTTCCCTACGCTCTGCGTTAATGCGTCTGTAGCTCTGCTGGAGTCGTTTGATCTCGCTGTTCTGTCTTTGTAGAGAGATAGTTCCTGCTGCATAGGCTTTAGTGATCCGTGAAGCTGCAAGCGCGGCCTGGACGAGTTCAACATTGGTAAGGTGTTGCATACTTCTAAAGCTGCTGGCAGTGTCCAATAGCTTCAATTCAGCCCGTTCACGACGAGCCGCCGAACGTGCGGCCTCTTTCGCTGCCTGAGCCTCTACACGGGCTTGCGCCTTAGCTGCCCTTGCCTTTTCTCGTTCATCGCTATTACGTGGCTTAGAGGCTTTCTTATTCAGCTTATCGAGTTCTCTTTCAGCAGACTTTAGCCCCTGACTGAATCTCTTCATGTTTATTGTGGGGTCTTTAATACCTTTCGCTTTTTTCTGAATCTGGTCAAAAGCGTCCATAGCTTGCTTCATTGAATTACGATCAACGGTGAATGTCACCGTGTTATTAATTTTAGATGTGTTAATCTCAAGCATGATTATTCACCGCCTTTCTGATCTAAAAAATGGTGAATCGCTTGCTCTACAGTTTCACCACGAAAAATACGTTGTCTCACACCGTTATAGTCAACATCTAATAATCTGCACATTGCAGCAACATTCAATAGCCCTTCGGCATCAGAGGCCGATAATTGAACATGTAACCCTCTGTTAGATTTCAAAATTAAGTACATACTCTTTCCTCATTCTGGAATAGAAAATAAAAAAGGGGCAAGGGCTGGCGCATTTGCTTTGCGTGTTCCAGTTCCCTACGCCCCCTGATTAAAAGCTCTTCTGTTATTTTCCAGACGTGAAGAGCTAACGTCTATCGCTCATTATTCTGAGGCTTTAATGTGAACGGAGAAGTTCAGGCCGTGGTTAACTGGCAGTGCTGAGTTTTCCGAGATCACGTTAATCGCGTTTCCGCGCTCGCTTTCGAAGCTCCAGCTATAAACTTCCGCAGGTGCTGCATTAAGAAGTTCGAACGTTGACGAAGCCGCGCCGTAAATGTTGGTATAAATTCCGCTACCCTTAGCAAATTGCGGGATAGCGATAGCATCAGCATCACCCATCTGTGCGATCAGTAATGGGTCAGTGACTTTGATCACATCTACGTTACTCCCCGGAATGCTAAAAGTGCTCACGCCTGGCAGGAGGTCACGACGCTGGAATACTACGTTCCCTTCATCAAGTGGGCTGACATAGCGGAAAGCCGCTTCCATTGCAGGGCTGAAACGCAGATCGCTATAGAACGAGGATTTAGCAAAAACAATAATTCTCTCCACTGCCGCCGCCTGGCTTTGTGCCGCTTCGGTGATTTGGCTCACCATGTCGTCAATGGCACGTAGAGTGCTGCTATCGGTAGCTGACAGATCAAGAGTGGCATTCATCGGGGCTACGCCGAACAGGTCGCCAAAGTCGATTAACAGATCGTCTGTCTTAGGCGTATACACCTGACCAGAGAACAGGCTCCGAGCAAGGTAGCTTTCACGAGTGCGCATAAACGCTACAGCGTGTTTATTCATGTAATCGCTGTAAATGTCCGTCACTGTTTCTTGAATGTCGCTTCCTGGCTTACGTTTGCCCTGAATGTCTGCCGGAGTGATCACGTCTTCGCGTAGGAAATACGGAAGCTCAATAAGCCATTCTTTACCGCTCTGACGTGCTGTTACGTTATGCTCATTCGAGAAACGCGCCGTAGGCTGGTTATAAAGGCTGGTGTTATCTTCCAGCAGACGGGACACACTCACTTTATGAGATGTAACTCCGTCGCCATCAAAAATGTTTAGTGACGACAGTAAAAAATTGCGGGTACTGGTTAGCCCGAATAGTGGACTAAGATCCACAACTTCATTTCCGATAATCATTATTTATCTTCCTTGCTTAAGAGGTGAAAAATTCACGAGTGGCGAAGCCTTGCGCCTGTAATGCGCTGATCGCTGCTGCGTGGTTAGCTGCGTTGAGATTGTCGCTCTTGAGGGCAACGTATGATCCAACGTTGGGAGCGCGTAGGACGTTCACAGGCTTATTACTGCCAGCAGTGACAAATTCACTGACGACCACGAAGGCAGCATTGCCGGAGGTGTAGAGAGCGCCAGTGCTATCGAGCACATCGCCGCACTGCACATCAGCAGGAAGAGAAGCAAACACTTTACTGTCTATTGCTGCAAAATGATCGGTCGCAGCACTCACAATGTCTGTGTAGCTTTTACGAACCGGAAAAACGTCTGATAGGGTGATAATCATTGTTTGGTTGATTCCTTTTTTACTTTATTGGCGATCCGTTCCTGAATACTTAATTTATTTGGAGTGGTGTTTTCAGAAGGGAAATAACGCTCTACAGCTTTTTCAATTTCTTCTATAGTGCATCCTGCCATTTCAGCCACTTTAGCTATTAATTCAGGGTTACACAAAATCACTTCATCTTTGTATTTTAGGACTCGGTCGCGATTGTTTAATAAGAACATTGTTGTTGTTCCTTCGCGTTGGTCTGTGCATTAATTACGAAAGCATTAATAACGAAAGCGTTACACACAGATTGTTAAAAAGGGGCGGTTAAGCCCCTGGAGAATGCCCCTTGCTAGAGAAAGCATTGTTAACATCATTTAAGGAGGAATGAAGTTAAGAATGGCTTCTTGCAGAGCAAATTAAAAATAATGAGGGCGCAACTGTTACGAATAACAGAAGTAGGATCGCCCGTCATTGTGCCTCATCTAAAAGCGTGTTGCAGCGCCCTGGAATAAATGAGGCTTTCATTATCTACCGCTGACACTTTCGGGAGTGTTATTAATAGAAGATTGCCAACCTAACGTAATTCCTGAATCACTGAGATTATACAGTTCTCCAGAACTATGTAGTTTGACAACTACTCAACCCTAACGGGGGGTTGAGATTTGAAAAGCACAATGCTTTTCCGTAAAGAAAGGAGATGCACGGTGATTGTTCACACCATTACCACAACATAATAATGTGACCGTGCATTACCTTCGGAACGACAAAGAAGAAATAACCGTAGCTAAAGAACATAACCCTATTCTTTACGGAAATACATTGAGGAGAGAGCGTCGCTATGGGAAACGGCATTCTCTGGAGTGCGTATTGACATGACACACAAGAAACAAGCACAAGATTGAAGTGATTCGAATACTCAACCCTTATCTTATAATAACATTTCCGTTACGAATTGTCAAGCAGTTTAAGTGAATAGTTATTCATTTTCACATGCAGTGTATTTCTCTGCAATGGCTATGGCAAGCTCTCCTAACTCAAGCGTGATGTATTGCAGGGAGCAAGCAAGCTCCTCAAGGTCATTAGCTACACGCCACGCCTGATCAGCGGTTATTGTGCTACCGTCACGTTCCACCAAACGAGCTACTGAGGCTTGAAGATGCTCAAGGGCTGTAATGGCTTGCTCTGTATGTCTGACAGCGTTCAGAAGGCTCTCAGGCGTTGCTGTGATGTATGTTTTATTCACTTCCTGTAGTAGCGGGAGATGATAGTTATCTTCGAAACTAAGGATTAGAGATTGAATTGTGTCGTTAGTCATTATAATTTTCCTTATCGTCATTAAATAAAAAGTCCAAATCGGCAGTGTGACCACTCAGGCCGTTAGTTTGTGAATACCCGACATAATCGGCGTAATGTTCAAATCCGAGAATTTGCCAGGATTTAAGCTGGCTACTGTCAATAATGTATTCTTTTCTTTTTCGAGGTTTCCAGAATACGCCAGGCGTAGTGCTAAGTATTTCTTGCAAGGCGTTGTATTCATCACTGCAAGGTACAGAGGGAGGGTGTTCTAAAATAGTTGTTTTTAGTATGCCTGGTATAGACTCTCTGGAATAATCTTTTAGCTTATGGCTGTATTTACGTTTTGTTGCTCTTACTGCCTTTTCAATTCTGACAATGTTACTGCGTTCTTTTCGTCCCATTCATTTACTCAGATAAAAGTGTAATGTCACAACCTTTACCACGACCAGGTTTGATTAGCGTAGTTGTTAAATAACCATTGCGGCGTAGCTTGCGGATTGCACTGGATACAGTGGCTACACTTATTCCCAATAGTTTTGCTATTGATTCCTGCTTCACATTTGTTAATGATGGCAGTGATTCGAGGTGCATTAAAACCAGACGTTCAGAGGGTGATAAATTCTTATCGTGGAGATGTTGAGAGGATAATTTACACTCTATCTCTTTAGGTGGCTTCATCGCTGCATTGAATAGCGTAACAAGCGCATTGGCATAATTTGATTCACCTCGATCAGCGTATACATCCACAAGTTCTTGCGCTTGCTCAAATGCAACGCCTCTTTCAACTTCTGGATTTAATAAACTGGCAAGATGGATAATGTTTAAATCTCGTTCAGTGTATTGTTTAGGTGCAACTGTTTTTAGCATAGATGTTTTATTTCCTCATAGATTGTTTTAAGTTTTGGATTCTTCTCTGTGTCCAGGTATCCGTTAATAAGTAGCCATCTGATTTTTGGATGTTGTGAAACAGGTAAATTCTTGTCTGGGTTTTCCCATTCATCCCGATACAACCCGATAGAAACAGGGTTGACGGCTTCTATCTTAATTTCTTTAGCTGGAATGAACGCGGGTTTCTTCGTTGGCTTTGGCTCTGCTTTGGCCTCTTCTGGCACTGACTGATGTTTTTCTTCCTCTGCCTCTGGCGCTACGTCTTCTTTAGCTTTGCCAAACACTGGATGTTTCAGACAATCCACCCATTCGGGCGCGGTCTTGCGTTTGGTCGCGTTAGCGTCACGCTCAAAGAGGAAGTTTTCCGGTGTAATGTCGGTTATTGTCCACTGGTTTGATCGCTTTGGCTTAACGCTGGCAATCAATCCTACTTTTCGTAGCCTTGCAACAATTCGTGTTGCTGTTGCAGGACTAACACCAATACTTTGACCAAGCTGATCAACGTCATCATAATAACTTCTTCCCAACTCTCTAACGAAGTAATAGTAGCGGTGGCGCATTCTTACATAAAATTGTTTATCGTCAGGTGATAGAAATTCTGTAACACCTGTTTTCAGGTTGGTGATCCTGGTGCATTCGTTAAATGCGTCTTTGGTGTTGGTGAAACTAAAAGCCTTACTGTTTATAATGTCAGTCATGTTAGGGTGTATCCTTATTTGGTAGAACGTTCTCCGTTCTTAATTGATGTGGAAAGTGTGGTTGCAGCGTCAATTAACATCTCCTGCACTGTTATGCCTCTCATTCGCGCTTCTTTAAACAAAGTGGTAAACACCTCATCAGGCAATTTTACGAATGTTCCGGCTGATTTCTTCTTTTGGGTTTCGCTCATAGTTTTCTCCTTCTGGGTTAATTGTTGGTGGTGGTTTCAGCCTGTTCAGCTTTCCACTGATCGTAAAGCTCGATCCCTTTGCGTAATCGTTCAGCGTGTTCGTAATAACCTTGACGCTGTGCCGCTGCTCGCTGGCTGTTAATTGCCTTGCGTGTCTTATCTCCTGTTTTCAAAGCCTCGAAGACAATTTCTGGATTAAAATACTTAATGTTGGTTCTCCTTGCGTGAGATACACGGAAACACCATCCAGGGAGAACGTTATTAACGTTGCCTGATAGTGCGGTGTAATTTGGATTTTCTGGGTAGGCAGAATGCCTAAGAAGATGACAGGATGAATGCTTTCATCACCCTACTTAATTACTCTAACATGAAATGATTTCAAAGTCAAGAGATTTTTGATATAATTTCCCATTACAGATAATAACACTCATCCCCATTGCGAGCAACCTCTATTAATCATCACGTAACGCTCTGTATCGAGCTATGCAAGGTTTGCATACACATGCGCTACATTCGTATTCCCTTCCCTCTCTAAAGTGCTCTATGACGCTCCTGTGAAATCTAACGGTATACGGGCGCACCTCTGGCACTCACCGAAACCAATTGCACAACTACAGAGGGATAACGGTAGTTATCAGGATTGTAGGTGTTGGAATTGGATTGAGGCTGGATGAACCGTAGCACGGTGAAGCCTTAGCCGTGGGCTAACTTTGCATGGATGAAATGCGGAGCATGGAAGACAGGCAGAAGTTATGCCGAAAGATCTTGCGCACACGGCGCACAGCTTTTGTGCCTCGTTTCACGAGGGCGAAGCCCTGGCACAATTACAGAGAGATACGCTACGCTGCGTCGTGAGCGGCTGACCGAGTAGCCACCCAAAGGCGAATCAGGTCACTTGCCAGGCGATACACGCCAGCAAAGCGAATCTTTCACAAGATCTTCTAAAAGCTCTCTTTTAGAGATCGCTTTTAGAATCTCTTTGTATAGAACATCAATTTGATGTGTAGTTTGCCGATCTGTACATCATTTTGATGTATGCAATTACGCTTATGTACATCATTTTGATGTATACCCGCTAACTACTTATACAGACATACATCATTTTGATGTGCATCATCACCTTTGAATCAGTGCCAAATTGACACCATTTAGGGTTAGCCTGTCGCTTTGCCCTCTCCACACTACCCCATGCAACAACCCGCAGTAATTCCAATCAAAAAGGACAGTAAAGCCCTACTTAATCCAGGATTAAGCCATTCTAAATAATCCACCTCTCACGCTCTGTAAATCACTTCCTATCTATCAATGTACATTACCTCACTTGTACGGAAGTCTTGCGCCGTGCGGCTTACAGCGATCATTGTGGACAATGTACACTTTCATGATAGGTGCAATTTGTTGAACGAGTTTTCTAAATTGAAACGATGTTTCTTTTTTCATGCTCAAAACTCCTTCATTTGAGAATAATTCTCAACAAATCAGATCACCTTGTCTCAAATGAGAAAATTTCTCATCCTATGTGCAATGCCTCTACCTCAAGGTTTTATAGTAATGTGAGGTAGAGCGCCTAACCTATTGATTTATTTAACACAGATCGCTTTACATTCGCCCTACCTCTCTCTGGTATGCAATGAATCTGCATAAACCGTGCATAGCCTCGCTAGGATTTGGCAACGTTCAAACATCTGTTTAGACTTGCCAACATTATGATTTTGTTCAAGATATTTAGAAATTGTTCGAATTTCAAACAGGAGTCCGTGCTTGTTCCTGTTCGATAGGGCTGGAAATGGCGCAACGCTCCACCACCCATCAAAGAAATGTGAGATAAAATTGTTGTAACTAGCTGAAAATGATCATAATATTATTTCACAGTATCAATACAAACGGAGATAAGCAGATGGCGACCACGAAGATAATCACCCAGGCAGAGGCATTTAAGCTGATAAGCTGGCTTGAGAGTCATAACAAACAGCTATTCGCAGACGTTGCGATCACTATGGCCTCTTTATGCTTACGTGTAGGGGATACGGTGAATTTGAAGTTCAGCCAGTTCAAGGAGGGAAACACGCTGGAAGTGTTGGAGAGTAAGACGGGCAAGAAGAAGGAAATCATCGTCCCTGCAAAGGTGTGGGAGATCGTAGAACGTCGCCGCCAGGCATTCCCGAAAGACGAATACGTTTTCACGTCACACAGCAACCGTGCATCAGGAAAAACGCCTGTAAGCCGTGAGCAGGTGAACCGTGAGATCAAACAGGCTGCGGAGAATGTCGGGATTAAAGGAACGGTAGGGTGCCATTCTTTTCGCAAGTTTTCTGCCACACAGGTGTGGGAGAAGTCTAACGGGAATTTGGCTTTAGCAATGAAAGCGCTGAACCATTCAGATCCTAAAGTCACCATGAATTATTTGAAGATTGACGTTAAGAGCGTCGGCGCTGCCCTTGCAAACATTTGGGAGTGATCAACATGAAACGCTCACTGGTGCTGACGCTGGCGTTATTACCAACCCTGGCGAATGCCGGACAGATAACCCTGATTCTTAGTGACGAACAGGAGACAGACAGCGCGAAGTTTTGCGTTTACAGCAATGCCAATTATACAGAAACAGTGACGATCAGACCGTCCGAGCAATGCAAATACACCAGAACATTTGAGGGGGAGTAACGATTGAAAAAGGAGAAAGCCGATCACCAGTTCATGCGCAAGCGTACTATTTTTACTTGCAGCTTTTACTGTCATAGAGCGTAACAAACATAGGCTCCCCTTCCTTGTTCTCAACGGATACAAGAACAACAGCATTCTTGCTCATAATCAGTGGTCTTATTGATGGATTATTACACACCAGTATCCCTTTTATGCCGTGCTCATCTTTAGCCACATCACTTATAAATTTTTCATCAGTAGAATCCACTCTCACGGTGTAATTCAGGGTATCAATACGTTGTGCCGGAAGTTTCACATTTTTTCCATTCAATTCTAATTCAGGAACATAACCATCAAGAGTTGAAATTTTCACACTGGTTATTGTGAAGAATTCCTTCAAAAAGTCAGGTGGGATAACAATCTTCGTTTTTTTAGTACCTCCAACCTCATCAGCAAATACAAAAGAACTTATAAAACAAACAAGTAGAGCTAATCTTTTCATCACATTTTCTCTTTCATTGCCAGCCATGACACGAAGCCAGCTTCATTTGCTTATGATGTGGCTAAGGGCTTTACAGGAATGATACGAGGGGGCGCAATGCCCCCTTTTCAACAAAGATTGTACTACACAACGGAGTTAACACGAACCAACTCAAGAACACCATAATGGGCTTGCCTATGGCAATTTGGACATAATGCTATAGCATTTTCCACGGAATCCTCCCCCCCTTTAGAAAGCCACTCAATGTGGTGAACCTCAAGAAAGGGAGTGCCGTCTTCCTTCACAAAAGGAGCATCACGGTTACAGCTTTGGCATTTACCATTAGCCCTTAAAAGAACCTCTGCAACCACGCACGGACTTCGTTTATAAACTCGCGTTGTTATCACTGTTAGCTCTGGTGTTTTACTTTCTGCCTGTAAAATTAGCTTCCGTTCGGATGGGGGTAATTTGGCAGCAGCCTCAACAGCCTCTTCAAACTCTGATTTCACCTGGCGGTAACACCACTTGCCTTGTAAATCCTGGTACAACTCCCATACACCATGCACAGAGGGCTGATAAATCTCGAAAATGTTCCCTCGCTTGAATAAGCGATCATACTCATGGTAGCGGTGAGTCGTGTCATCTGTTCTTCTGGCTACTTCATTACAAGGCCAATGGCTTCTATTGCAATTGACAGTGTTAATAACCAAGTTAGAGCGCGTGTTGTCCCGATAGTGAGGATACAATTCCCTAAGATAAGCATCGACTTGCTTTATTGTTGCAGCCCCTCCCAACTTCTCTACTACTTGAACAGTAGTGATCCTTATCGGTTGGTTTCCATACTTTAAAGCACGATTTGGTTTTGTTGCCATCTTTGGCCTCACCTGCAACTAAGATTTATCTCAGGTTATCTATCGAGCGTAGTTTGTGCAACTCTCTGATTTGAAGCAATACGAGCCATAATACCCCGTCTAATACAAGTAACTTCCGACGGCTTCATTCGTTAGCGACTGCGTACAGCACATCAACCAGCTTTACGGCGTCCACATCATTCCATGTCCAATAAGATGATAATTGATGGTGGTTATCGCTATCAGGTTTCCCTAAAACGCCTTGCACTATTGCTTGATGATCCTGGGATGCAGTAACGCGCACACTATGTGCCATTTGCATGAAACAAGTTAACCCTTTCAGGTCATCACGTCTGATGTTTTTCTTATGCGTGTCCACGTTCTGGGATGTGACAGTGATCTGCAT